AAATTCATAAAAGATTTTTTATTAATCGATATCCCACTTGTCCTTAAATCCAAGTCCACAATAAATTTACCTTCAAATATCTCCAAATCAATTAATTCATTTATTGTTGATTTGATGTTTTTTAATAATATCGAGACGTGTCTATCCCAATTTAATTCGTCAGCAATTGGCTCGACCCAAGTTTGTAAGTTTAAATAAATTGATTTTAAATTTTTCGAATCTACCGTTCCGTATTTACATTTGAAATTTTTATATCCCTTCAATTCACAAGATTTCCCTTTTTTCATGTATGTTCTCCATATGTCGTTTATTTCTTATAAAGTATAAACCACATTTGATTTTCAGTCAAAAAAAAATCTGACTAAGTTGTCAGATTTTTAAAATTAATATGTAATTTTGTTATAAATTTTGATTTAACTTCCAAAGTTTAACATATTCATCTTTTGAAATGTTTGTCTTCTGAATTCTGTCTTTAGTTTCAACTAATCTTTTATTCAAATCTTCATCAGACTCATTAATTAAATTGTCTAATTTAGAGATGGTGTTTTCTTTTAATTCTTCAAATTTAACTTTTAAATCCTTATCATCTACAGAAATTACGTCTAAAACTTTTTTTCTATCTGATTCGTTTAATGTCTCCAAATATTTTTTTGCAGTATTATTAGCGACTTTAAGTAATGTACTAATAGGTACTTTAGGAGTTTTATTTTCTTTAATAACCTCAATTTTATTTAAAGACTCAACAATATGTTTTCTAGCAATTGATTTTTTTTCAGGTTTTATAGAGTCACCATAAATTAAATCGTCAATTGTTGTATACTTGTTTTCTTTAACAACATCGTTAGTCCAAGACTTAATAAATTTAAGAGTGTTCTCATTTAATTTAACAGAGTTAAATTCTTTAACTAAATCATCGATTAAATAATTAGCCGATTCTTTATCTAAACCCTTATTTTCATTTAGATTATCGTAAACACTCATCATTTTACAAAAATCTTTATTCTTCAACAACTTATTATTGAATAGTCTCATGTCTTCCTTTAGATTATCTTTCTTAAAGGACTCTACCAATTTTGACTCTACTAATGTTTTAATTACTCCAAATCTCATTTTACTTTTTATTATAAATATTAATTACGAAGTAGTTTATCCAATTGATTTTCCATTTCACCTAAAGATTTTTTAACTTTAGATAAATCAATAACTTCATCTTCACCTAACATACCACTATTTTCCAATAATATATTTAGAGTTTCTTTGTTAAAATCAGACTCAGGGACCGTTTCTCCTCCTGCTGCAGGTTCTTCAGCAGGTGCCGGTGAAGGAGATTCTGAACCACCACCTATGTCACCTAAATCTCCAAAATCAGAAGACGGAGGGGTAGGACCTCCTGTTGGTTCTTCACTACCTTCAGCAGGTTTAACTTCTTCAGTTTCTTTTTTACCATATAATTTATCGATATTATCAAATAAACCTGTGTGTGTTATAACCTCAGCAGTTTTCTTTAATTCCTCGCCTACAGCCTTTTCAATTCTTTGTTGTTGTAAATCAAGTTTAATTTCTTCATCAGAAAATCCAAGAATATGTTTTTTAGCCCAAGATACTGATACCGGAGCAATACCATTACCAGTATCCGCTACCATATCTTTATATAATAAAACTTTCTCTTTCCATACGTCAATCTTCATCAAATCGGCCTGAGTTGACGGATTGGTCAAACTTAAATTAAAGTTAGAGATTTCATCTTCAAACCCCTTAACAAATAAATGAATAATTGCAATCTTATTTAATTCTTGCAACATACTCTTTTGAATTCTATTGATTGTTCTTGCAAAACGAATATCCTGTAATGATAAATTCTTACCATCACCTACCGTCTCTTCAAATCCTAAAAATGCTTTAGGTACTCTTAAAGCGGTTAATAATTTCTTTTGGATGTATTCGATATCCGCAATTTCTGATAGGTTCTGTGCCCCCGCCAATGTTTCAATTGGAGATGCTTGCGCTGGGTCTCTTACAGGTACAAAGAAATCTTGGTCAACAGCCATTTGGTTAAATCTCATATCGACATTACCTGTTTGATGGTCAACTACTTGACTTCTCTTAAATTTATTTGCAAATCTTTGGATATATGGTTCAACATCCGCATCATCCATATTACCAACAAATACTTTAAATATTCTTCTTTCAGGTGCTCTTGATGTTCTGTATATTAACATCGCATCTTCTGAAAGTAGTAATTGTTTCCAAATGCGTCTTGCTTTTTCTAACATGGAAGTACCATAAGGTAATCTTCTATCGTCCCCCAACAATCTAAAGTGAGCAACTTCCCAAGTATTAAACTCTAAATCTTTTTGTTTCCACTTAAATTTTAAATGTTTTTTTGTAGGGTCTGTTGATGAATCTGTTGAGTGAGCCCCCATTCCCGCCTCTAATCGTTCAATTTCAATTATTGGCATTTGCATACACCCAACAATTCCTTTTTCAGGGTCTAATTTAAGGTAAACAAAATTATCACCATACTTACATGTGTTCCTTGTCCACATAGGTAAGTTTGTGTTAATATCTAAAACATTATTAAACAAGTCCGCCAATATTGATTTAATCCTTCTTGACTCAGAGTAAATCTGTAACATGTACCCATCTTGGTTTATGGTTGTTGATTCTTCAGAGTAAATGTCAAGAGCTGCTGAAATCTCTGGTGTGAATTCCATAGACTCATAGTCATAAAAAGATGCCAATCTTGTTGGTTCGTAATATGTGGCCTGAGTGTATAGATTATGCTCAATCTTTGACCACTGATTGGCCAAATAGTAGGTTTGTTGTGCTTGTAATTTTTCCCTTTCGTAATCTTGTTTTGAAGGTGTTTTTAACAACTCCTTCTTATCATATTTGTACGTAGGGTAATCTTGTCCTAAAAGAGAATTAGGACCAAATGTTTGTGATAACCTTTGCCAAACTGTTAGTTTATTTTCACTCATATCTAATTATAACTTATTAAAGTTCTCAATAAACCTTATTTTGAACTTTTTTTATCTCCTTCAGGTTTTTTTACTGAAGTTACTCCTTGTCCAGGTACAACTAATTTACTAGCTTGTATTTTACCTGATTTTCTTCTTTTTATAAATCCCATATTACATACCTTTGAATAACCATAAATAGTTTTCATAATCCTTTTTTGTTGCTTGTCTTCTATGATTGTTTTCATCCATATCAGTTATTGGATTAAAATAACTTGTTTGTTTCATTTCGGTTGTATTAACAGACCAAGATTCCATCATAACTTTGGCTTGGTTCATATTTTTAGAAAGTTGTGTAAATGACGACTCCCCAACATATATCGCCATAGCTATGGACATTATTAAGTCATCATGTTGACCTTTTTGATGGTCAGGTCGTCCATTGATATATACAAATGTGTGCATCTCACCTAACAACCTCTTAGACCTTATCACTAATCCGTGTCTAAGATATTCTTCAAAAGTTGCAATTATTTGTACTCTTTTTGCATTAAAATTTATACCTGGAATTTTTTCGTTAATTTTTGGGTCAAATTTCCATTTATTCGACATGTCAACACCATCCACATAAAGATTTCTATATCCTAATTCACGTAATCTTAATGATGTCGTAACACCCATACCTCCAGTGATATCAATTACAATAAATGCGTTATACATATTACCCCATTTAAAACACACTTCAGCTAAAGTATCAGGTGGTAATTTACCTATAAATTCTGCAACTTGTTCTCTTTTGTCAAAATCAATTATTTGAAATGTTGAAAAATCCTCACTATCACCTCTACTCACGTCAACTCCCATAATGTATTTTTTACCCACTTCAGGTTCCTTCCAAATCCATAATCCACCTCCCATCATTGTTGTCTCTGGGTCTCGGATATCCGAGTCTTTAATTTTTTCAAGTAAGTTTGAGTCAAATACGTTGTCACCAGAACCAAGAAACGCACATTCTAATTCTTGGTTAACTTTACGTTTATCGTACTTTAACTTTTTAACCATCGACTCATACCATGAAGATGACGGCTTATAACCTTGTTTAATTAATTCTTTTATATCATTAAAATTCTTTTCTTTACCATTGTAATCAATAATTTCAGTGTTTTGATACTCGTGTCTATTGAGATAATAATGAATAATATCTTTGACATTAACCAGTTGTAAATCTTTTGCATATCTCGGGTCTCTCCACCAAACCATCTCTGAGATTTTAAATTCATTCATCCCTTTTAATGCTTGGTCATAGATTTCATAATAGATTGGGTCAAATCCATTTGGTGTTGACACAACAATTACCTTACCACCTGTGGATAAGGATGCCATACAAGCCGCCCAAAAATCATCATCAGCCTCAATGTATGCGGCCTCGTCAAATATAAGAATTGTTGGGGTATAACCACGTAAAGCATCCTTAGATGTTGCAACCGCCTTAACTTCACATCCATTAGTTAGTTTAAAATGTCGTTGTGAATTTTTTTCAGCAGAAAAAGTAACACCAACCCAAGATGGCCATTGTTCGGTAAATCCTCTAATTTTATTAGCAACCTCGACAGCTGTGTCTAATTTGTTTGCAATTACAAGTATCTTTTCGGGACTATTCTTTTTAGCAAAAACAAGTTTTTTAGATGACCATGCAGCGGTTACCGTGGATACCCCTGCCTGTCGATACTTCAATGCAATGTTTTCATTATAATTTTCAAAATCATCAACCAAACTTACTTGGTCGGGAAACAACTCTAACGGAACATATTTTTGTACCGTATTGTCGTATGTTTGGAGATATGTTTTTAATGCATATGGTGTAGATTTCATACACTTTGCATATTCCATTATTACCGCTTCTTTACTTAAACCCATATAAAATAAATATATGAACCTATGTTAAATAAGAAACCCCTCTTTCGAGGGGTTTATATTATCCAATTCCTAAACTCTTTAAAAAATCATCCATGTCGTCGTCATCGTCATCCTCACCACCCATAGAGTCCTCAAAATCTTCTTGTTTTAATTCCTCAATGATTTCATCAACCATCTTTTTAACCATCTTTTTACCTCTATCACTACCTGATAAAATTTCTCTTGCCATTTTCATAAACTCCTCGGCAGATAATTCTGCAAATTTAACCATAAAGTATTGTTGCAAGTTTCTCTTATCATCTTCAAATAATTCATCAGGATAAGCTTCTCTAAATTTTTCCCAAATAACAGGACCTAATCTCATATCCCAAATCTCACCAACAATTGTATCTTCAGATTTCAAAACCGCTTGTTGTCTTCTTTTGTCCTGTGGTAGTCCATAAGTACCCGCAATTTCCATAACACCTTTAGCTAATTCATGAATTAGGATTGGTAAATTAACACCACGAGCTTTTACAGTTGGGGGGTCGGTTTGAGCATCTAACTCAGATTTACCATAAGTGGATTCTCCACTTCCTGCCATACCTTGCACCATAGAGTCCGGCATTAACCAATATAGTGAGTCCGCAAAAGACATAAAAACACCATAAAGATTTAATAATCTTGGGTTAATTGCGTTTAATTCTCTATTTAATAATTCAAACATGTAAGATGATTTCTTAGCAGCTCCTTGAATTAACGAGTTGATAAATCTTCTTTTACCCTTTTCTAAATCGAATTTTTCGAATGCATCCATAAAGTCATCCAACTCATCCTCATTTTGACCAAACATATCTTCAACTTCTTCTTCTGAAGGTTGTTCTCCTTTTTGTTGAAATCCTTCGGACCCAATATCATTAGGTCTTACAAGTTTAGCATCAAATTGTAAAGCTCCGTCAGGGATTGCAAATTCTTTTTTAATTAACTCAACCGCAAGTTCCTCAAGGTATTCTTTGTTTTCACTTTCAATTTGAGCAATTTCTTGCATACCTCTCATTACCATCATTTGAAGTTGCATCATCGCATTTTGAGACCTCACATCTTGCATTCCAGTATATCTCTTCAGATTGTTAATAACATCTTTAAATCTTTTAGATGCAATCAACTCTTCAAATGAAGATGGTTTACCAGGTCCTTCAGGTGTTATTTCAGGAAATGCTTTAGATTTAGAAAATGGGGTTTCTCCCTTCTCAATTTTAGACTGAATGTCAGGAGACATTCTTTCAGGTCCTTCATAATCAATTGGAGCCTCATTAAGTCTATTAATCAATCTATTAACTAATTTATTCTTATTCATTTTTTTAATTTTCATTAAACTTTATATCTAAAACATCAAACTTTAGGAAATTTGGTAATTCACTCTTTCTTTTTCCTTTTGGGGCTGTTTCTGTATTTGGAGCAGGTTTGTATGGGTTCTTACGTTGTGGGGTTGTAGTCTTTTCTTTCTCCTTAGTTCTTTCCTTTTCCTTAGTACCGGAACCTTTTGGGGCTGGGTCTGTATTTGGAGCAGGTTTGTATGGGTTCTTACGTTGTGGTGTAGTAGTTTTTTCTTTCTCCTTAGTTTTTTCCTTTTCTTTAGTAGTTTCAGAAATCATTTTTTGGTACTTAATAGTTTCTATTAAATCTTTCTTTGACATTCTTGGACTTAAATTTTTTTGTAAGATTTCTTGCATTTTCATCTCTAAAATAAATTCAAACGGATTTTTACCTTCTTTTAATTTGTCTTTAACTCCTAAAACACACTTTTCGTATTTGTCAGTTTGTTTTTTAGTCCACTCACTTCTTTCGGTAGTCCCAAATTTTTCTCCCATAGTCGCAGTACAAATTGCCCATGGATTTTTCTTCTTATTCTTTTTGTTTTCCATAATTCTTGATTCAGTTTGGGTTTGGGGTTGAGGAATTCTTATTGCTCCTCCTGAATGTGTACCTCCCATCGCGGCCGCAACTTCTGCTTGGTCCTTATTAAAATCATATCTAAGATAACTACCATCAGGATTTTTTGTTTTACATGAAGACCCGTCAAATTCAGTACCTCCAATTGCTTTACAAATTGCATCCCCTGACGTTGAAAACGGGTAGACTATTTCAGCTTCATCTAACTCAGTTGAAACTTTACCTTTACTATCACTAGATACCTCATTACCTGTTTTTTCTTTGTAAAGTTTTCTATCTTCTTCTTTACTTAAATCGTATTCAGTTGTTGCCTCTTTAATTATTTTCTTGTGAAGCAAATTTAGTTGGGATTCACTTAGATTACTTAAAGTTTTTTTACTAAACCCAACTTTTAACATTTCTTGAATTTTTTTTATGTAACTCATCGTGTTTGAAATTCTTTATAAAATTCAAGGATTATATCCTTTTCATATAGTTTATCTTTAACCTCTTGTTCCGTCATTCCGTAGTGAAAAACCAATCTTTCATCTAAATCCTTATCACTTTCCCACGCTAATGCCACAACATTATCGGTTGCGTCTTTCATACAAAAAAAATCGGAGTTTTGAACGAGTTCCATTTCAATATCTTCTCTGTTCAATACTCCTACTTTTTTAATTACTTCCATATCTGGTGATGTTGGGTTTCCGTTAGCCGGAATTGTATCCCAATCATCCCCCCAAACTTCTTTATCATCTGAGAAAATAAATTCATATATTTTATTTCCTCGATAATTTGAACCTAATCCATTAACAAAAACTAAAAAACTCATAGTATTTGTCCATTAGGTGATACCTTGAGTTGTTTGTTATTGTTTTCAAAAACTAAATTACCTTTGTTTGTCTTCCCAACAAAATTAATCTGTGGGAAATTTTTAAGTATTTCTTTGGCCACTTGTTTTTGGTTTTTAGATTCACTTAATCTGTTAATTTCATTGAAGGAATTTTGTACCTTATTTTTTAATTGAGTTTTTTTGTTTTCTTTTTTCTCTGAAATAAACTTATGTTCATTTTCATTAATAACAAAATATCCTTTTAAAATCTTATCAACCTTACTTTCTTTAAAGATATTACCGAATACTCCGTCTAAAAAATCTTCTTCTTTAAACTCATGCATCCCTTCTTTCATTTCAGAATCTATCGGCTCTTCTTCATTATCTGATGGTAATTCTTCAGTATCCATTCCCATATCTTCATCATCCATATCCTCCATTCCCATGTCCATTCCTTCTTCATCATCTTCACCTTCTAATTTACCAATAATATCTTCTTTGTCATCCTCATCCAAATTATCACTAATTGCTGATAATATAGAATTGATTACATATTTGGCATCCTTTGATGAGATTTCCTCTTGGTTATCTTGTAAATCTCTAATTTTTTGAGCCAACTTACCTGTTAATTTTTGAATTGTCTTAAAAGTAACATCTTCATCATCATTACCTTCCATATCAGATGGTAAATCTTCAGTTGGTTCTGGTAAATCCATAGGTTCTTCAGGACCCATTGCACTATCGTCAGATGGTATTTCAGGTTCTGAAGGTACTGGAGATGGCTCGGGCATTGATGGTTCTTCCATAGGTGCAGGTGCCTCGGTATCCATTTCAGGCTTTGGAGTTCTTAATGTATATTTTTTTTGTTCACTAAACAAAGAAATTCCTTCAGTTGTTTCAGTCAAATTGTTAACTTCTTTAGCAATTAAATTCAATCTTTTAAATGCTGCGGAATAAGAAGAATAATGTCTTCTATTCTTCATTGGTTCAATATAATCAGAAACAGACTCATTAATTTGTTTCTTAATCACATATCCCATTTTTTCTTTAGCAATTTCGTACATATGTCCGTCAGCCAATTTTACTTGGTATTCGGTAGACGATGACTCGTTAATAGTTTGTTTTGGAACTTCGTTATATCTTGCAATTTCCAAAATTCTTCTTAATTTGTCATCTCCTTGTAGTTTCTCACTACCTATTGGTTTTAGTTTACTCATTTTTATAAAATTTTTAGCTATTTAATCCATTAAATCCACCGATGGTTACGGCTTGTAATTGAACTACGGTATCTGTTCCATTATTTCTAGTGTACACAGGGTGAGGTTGTAATGTTGACGTACAAGTCGCACATGAACCTGTTGTCGCATTTATAACGACATATGTGTAAGTGCCTGAAGAAAATTCTGCCATAGTAGTTTTTCTTAATAAATATATTAATATTGTAGATTTTTTTTAAATATC